GCTGGCTAACTAAAGAGTATAAGAAACGCGGAGGCACCTATGCCTGATAAGCCCAAGGGCGGTCTGACTAAGTGGTTTAAGGAAGACTGGCGTGATCTTAAGACCGGCAAGAAGTGTGGCCGTTCTGGTAAGGATAAGAACAAGCGCCCGTATCCGTCATGCCGCCCAAAGGCCGTGGCAGACAAAATGACCGCTGCTGAAAAGCGCTCATCTACCAAGCGCAAGACTAGCAGCAAGCCTATCAAGCATGCCGTAACGGCTTCTGGCCGTAGGAGGAAGCGCAATGCCAAATAAACGTACGCCCGCTAAGGGCAAAGCCCGCGTCAAAGTAACCGCTAGCGGCAAGAAAGTGTCGTACGGGCAGGCGGGGCAGGCCAAGGGCGGTGGGCCGCGCGTACGTCCCGGCACGTCCAAAGGCGACGCCTACTGCGCACGTAGCGCCGGCCAAATGAAAAGCCACTCCAAAGCAGCCAAAGACCCCAACAGCCCGCTACGCCTAAGCCGTAAGCGCTGGAAGTGCAGCGGTACTAAAAGTAAGAAATAAGGCTTGACATTTAGTCCAAAATATGATAAGATATAGTCTACTTGTACAGTTAAGGAGAACAGTATGCCAGCCCCGGCGGCAATTCCCGTGATTTTATCGTTCCTTGGACGACAAGGCCTTAAGCAAGCTATTAAAAAGTATGGCAAAAGGGCGGTAGAAGAGGCGCGTAAGCATGGTAGAGACATGGTTACGAAGCCTAATCCGGGTCAAAAGAAAGTAGCACAAGCAACAAAAGGACAAAGAGCCACCAGACAAAGCGTTAGACGCACAGCCGCTGCTGGCGCAGCCTCAACCGCCGCTGGCTATAGTGCAGGTAAAAGTAGTAATGACTCAAGCACTAGCACGCCTAAAGCCGCAGCAAAAAAAGACCCTAGAGCTAATCCGTCTGACTATCCGACTTATCGTAAATCTTCTAAGTCGGCGGTTTCTTTTAGAGAAGCGCAGCGTAAAGCTAAAAGCAACAATCAAAAGACGTTTACTTGGGAAGGACGTAGGTACAACACAAAAGAAAAGTAACGACTGGCCTCGCGGAGACAACCATGTCACTTGTAACACAAGCAAAGTTTGACGAATTAGTTAAGAACACTACTTCCTACCTTCAGGATGTGTTCAGGCGCTTAGATGCTATTGAGGAAAAAGTTGACAAGCTATTGTCAGCTCCGCAGGCAACCACCCGTCGCAACACCACTAAGGAGAAAGTAGATGAGTAGTGAAGACCAAAAGTTTTTTGAAGATTGCCGTAGCATGTTCCTTACGGATGGCTGGAAGCATTTCCAAAAGGAAATTAATGTAGCATTGCAGTCCATGAACCTTGGCGGCATTGATTCGTCCAATGAGTTTTGGAAAGCTAAGGGCCGCTGGGAAGCGCTGCTACAAATCGCTGGCTGGGAAAACGCAGTGCTTGCCGCAGAGCAGCAGGCGGAAGAACCAGAAGACGAAGATGCGTAAAATCTTTGACGTGCAGTGTGAAAGCTGCTCAGAAGTAACTGAAGTGTTTGGTAGGGATAGCGACTCGTTCCGGTGCGGAGCCTGCGGTGCCCCTGCCAAACGCATCATCAGCCCAGTACGCTGTAAGCTTGAAGGGGTGTCGGGGAGTTTCCCCGGTGCCGCTATGAAGTGGGAGCGAGAGCATATTAGGGCTGGCCTTAAGAACGGACAAGCATAGCCATACGCCCCGTTCAGCCACCATCTGATAACCCGTAAGGGCCGGAGTTTAATAATGGCACGATTAGTAGACGCACCCGACGACAACGCTGTGGAGGCAACCGAGGAGCTTGGGAACCTTGACGAAATGGCAACGGAGCAAGCCGCAGAGCTTGATGTACAAGCTGCGGAAGCTGCATTAGAGCCGGCAGTCGAAAAGGAACAAGACGACGATCTTCCAGAAAAGTATAGGGGCAAAAGTGCATCCGAGATTGCAACGATGCACAGGGAGTTGGAGCAACGCTTAGGCCAGCAAAGCCAAGAAGTTGGAGACTTGCGTAAAGCCTTCGACGACATGGTTAAGCAGTCTATCGCAGCGCAACAAACCCAGTCTGCACCGGAACAAGAAGCGGACGAGATTGACTTCTTTACCGATCCGCAAGCGGCAGTACAGCGAGCTATTGAGAACCACCCCATGCTTAAGCAGTCTCAGGCTGTGGCGGCAGAAATGGCTAAGTCTCAAGCGCTGGCTCAACTGCAGTCTGCACACCCTGACATGAAAGAAATCCTTACGGATGCTGGCTTTCAGGAGTGGATTGGTAAGTCACAGGTTCGACAAGAGCTGTTTGAACGCGCCGATAAAGCGTACGACTTTGCTGCAGCAGATGAACTAATGACGCTGTACAAGGAACGACGCGGCATCGTAGAGCAAACCGCAAAGGTTGAGAAGGTGGCGCAGCAGAACGAAATCAAGAAAGCTTCTACGGGCTCGGCACGGTCCAATCCTGACAGCGCTAAGACGCGTAAGGTGTACCGCCGCCGTGACATTATTGAACTTATGAACCGTGACCCGAAGCGATACGAAGCTTTACAACCAGAGATTATGAAAGCTTACGCTGAGGGCCGTGTTAAATGAAACTTACGGAGTAATACACCATGGCACTTGGATCTAACCACGTAACCAAAACCACCGCTGCTACTTTCATCCCCGAGATTTGGTCCGATGAAATCATTGCAGCATACGAGAAGTCTCTTGTCGTTAAGCCGCTCGTCCGCTCTATGAGCATGACCGGTAAGAAAGGCGATACGATTCACATTCCGAAGCCCACCCGTGGCGACGCTAGCGTCAAAGCTGCACAAACGGAAGTGACCCTGATCGCTGCCACCGAGTCTGAGCTGACGATTGCTATTGACCAGCACTACGAGTACAGCCGTCTGATTGAAGACATTGTGGACGTGCAGGCTCTTAACAGCCTTCGCCAGTTCTACACGGGCGATGCTGGCTACGCTCTTGCCACCCGCGTTGACACCGCTCTGATTGCTGAGGCTGCTAACTTCACGTCGCAGCTTGAGTTCCTGACGGGCGCTGGCACGCAAACCGCTGCTGGTACCGCAACGGCTGGCTTCACCGACCTGGGCTTCCGCGAAGCTCTGCAGGTTCTTGACGACAACGATGTCCCGATGGACAACCGCGTGTTCGTCATTCCGCCTGCCATGAAGAAGGAACTGCTTGGCGTGACCAACTACGTCAGCACGGACTTCGTGACCGGCAAGCCCGTTGAGACCGGCAAGATCGGCTCTCTGTACGGCGTGGATGTGTACGTGTCCACCAACCTGCCCACCGAGAACACGGACGAGAAAGGCGCTCTGCTTATGCACAAAGACGCCATCGTGTTCGCGGAGCAGCTTGGCGTTCGCGTGCAAACGCAATATAAGCAAGAGTACCTTGCTGACCTCATGACCGCCGACACCCTGTACGGCGTGGAAACCTACCGTGCAGAAGCTGGTGTGAAGCTCTTCGGCACCGTGTAAACTAAGCAGTAACCGCAGGGGGAAAGGCGCCGCCACGCTGAGTACCCCTGCTTCTCTTGGCGGAGAGCAACATGAAAGAATGTCGAGTCTGCGGGGACGTTAAGCCCGTAACAGAATACTACAAGAAGAAAACCAGTAAAGACGGTTTAATGTCAGACTGCAAAGAATGTAATAGCAAAAAAACAAAAGAATACTATAAAGCCAATAAAGAAAAAATTAAGCAAGCAACTAAGTTGTGGAAAGAGAAAAATCATAAAAGACATAGAGAATTGCAAAAACGCTGGGAAAATAAAAACAAAGAAAAAACAAAACTTAGAATAGCCGCTTGGCAAAAAAAGAACAGACATAAAGTTAGCGCAAAAACACAACGACGCAACGCGGCCAAGCTTAAAGCTACTCCTTTATGGCTTACTGAAGAACATTTGTGGATGGTTGAAGAAATATATGAGCTACGTGATTTACGCTCAGAGGCTACAGGCATTGCGCATCAAGTAGACCATATTATACCCTTAAGAGGAAAAAACGTTTGCGGATTGCATATTCCATGGAACCTTCAAGTTATAACCGCACACGAAAACAAAGTTAAAGGTAACAAATACTAGGAGAAGTACATTGGCTATTACGTATACGCCCACTACGAATTTTGGTGCTAAGGATAGTCTTCCAAGCAACGACCCCGATAAGGTGATTAAAGGTTCTGAATTTAGCGTAGAGTTTACCGCGCTTCAGACGGCGTTTAGCCTCGCCGCTCCTGCTGCCTCGCCTACCTTCACCGGCACCGTAACGATTCCCACGGCGGACATCAACGGCGGCAACATCGACGGCACCGTTATCGGCGCTGCTACGCCCGCTGCGGGGAGCTTTACGACGGGTCAGTTTGGTACGTCCTTGAACGTAGATGGCACCGTCACGGCTGACGGCCTTACCGTAGCAGGCAACGTTTCTGTTGACGGCGGCACGATCAAGCTGGATGGGAACTATCCGGTTGGTACGAATAACGTGGCGTTGGGCGATCAGGCGCTGGACGATGGGTCTTTGACCGGCAGTGACAACACGGCAATCGGTAATCAGGCG